ACACTATATGTTATTGAGCAAGCTAGGTGGCAGAATTTAGGTAGTGCAATTGCTCAGGTTGCATTAGGAAGAAAGATAAATGAGATGGGATTTAAGGTTGTGTTTAGTGGAGACCTTTCCGATGAGATTTGGGGAAGTTATGGTCACATTCAAGCGTTTCATTGGAGACCGGAGGATTATGATAAAGCGAGAAGAAAATTAGTAGAGGATGTTCATAAAACAAACTTCTTAACTACCAACCAATCTATTATGTGGGGAGGAACGGTAGAAGTAAGAACTCCATATAGTTGGAGACCGTTTGTTGAATATTCATTAAATATACCACCTTTATATCAGAAGGAAAATAACCATATGAAACCTTTATTAAGGGAAGCATTTAGAGGTGAAATTTCCGATGAATTATTGTGGAGACCAAAAGTGTTCTTTGCTAAAGGTGCTAGAACAGGTGAATTGATAGAGGCTCAAAAAAATACTTTGAAATCTAAATTAAAATCCTTATATTTGTATCGTAATGATATATTAATAAATAAATTCTTTGAATAATGCTTAGAGTGTTACACATACATGAAGATGGTCCTGAGATGGATAAAGCTATTGCAGAGGCAATGGAAACAATTGATATATATCCTCATTTTTTTCCACACTTATATAAGCAAGGATTTAAATTAAGAAAATATTTTAATAAACCACATGGTGGAGTGGTATTACAGGATGGTGTAGTTATTACATTTGAAAAGAGTAAAAGTAATAATAGAGTTGCTAGAAAAACATTTGCAAGAAAAAAGAAAGGTGATATGATATTACATCAAATTGCTGCAAAAGAAAGAAATGGTTCGGCTCAAAGGGTATTCAATCAGTTTGTTCAATATTGTAAAACTCAGCATTGTGAAAATATAATTCTTTCAGTTAGAACATCAAACGAAATTGCTAGAAGATTCTATGAAAAGAATGGATTTGAATTAGTTGATTCTAACCCATCAATGTGGAATAGCAAAAAAGATGGACCAATCGGAGGTTCAATTTATAGATTGAGATTACCTGCTGAAAAGAATATAGAAAACATAAACGAACCTAAAATAAAATTAAACTTCATACAAAATGTACTTAGATTATTTAGATAAATACAAAGGAATGGAGCCGTATCTTCACATACCAAAAGAAGATTGGACTTACATTAAAGCTACATTTGCTATAGATGATGTTAAAGAAACATTAGCAACTATTCTTATGGAGTATCCTATTCCTTATGCTGAGATTTCTGAAAAAGATGCATTGGATTCGTATAAAAAATTAAAAGGAACTTGGTGGGCAGATTTACTTAAAGAAGGAGAGTGGTTTCCTAGAAAAGCATCAGAGAGTAGATATCCGATAACATTCAGAGGTAAGCAACAATACTTTAGTAGAAACAATATAGGTAATGAAGCATCAAATCATTTTCAACAGGCAAATCGTTGGAGTGTAGACGGGACAGTTTCTCCTGGTCCAAAAAGAACTTGGGAAACAAAAGAGTTTATGGTTTCACTTATGGGTGGGTTATATACTCTTAAGTTTGATGAGATTGATAGAAACTCACTAAGAACTTGTTTAGGATTGAGAAAGTATATTTGCGCACAATTCAAACCAAATGTAGCTAAAGCATTATACGATTACTTAGAGTGCAAAAATGTATTGGATTTCTCAGCAGGATGGGGTGACAGAGTGGCAGGTTTCTTTGCATCAGAATATGGAGAACATTATGTGGGTATTGACCCTAGAAAAGAAAATCATCCAATCTATAATCAACAGGCTGAATTCTATAAAAAACATAACGGATTTTTTGAAACAGATAAGAAAGCAGAGTTCCATTGTTCACCAGCGGAAGATTTTGATTTCTCATCTTATACAGACCACTTTGATATTGCATTTACATCACCTCCGTACTTTAACGTAGAGCGATATTCTTATGATGATACACAGAGTTGGGTAAGATATAAATCAATTGATGCGTGGAATGAAGATTTTCTACACAAAGTAATTCATAACCTATGGCCAACGTTGCGCAAAGGGGGTTATTTGGCAGTTAATATTGCGGATGTATATGCTAAATCAAATGATAGAGAAAAGGGATATGTGGAGATTACAAACCCTATGAACGATTACATCAAATCATTAGGTGCTGAGTATGAAGGATGTTTAGGCATGGAAATGGCTAAGAGACCTGGTTCAGCAGGAGCAGGTGCTATTATCGAAGGAGATGAAGGAAGATATACAGAGGAAGCATTAGCAAAAGCGGAGGAAGCAAGAGGTAAAAGATTTTGTGAACCAATGTGGGTATGGAAAAAATTATAGATAAAGTAATATTATGGGGATGTTCAATTGGGTATGGATTGAACTCTGATAAAGATAAGATATTTGGACAAAGAATAGCTGATGATTTAGGAGTTCCCTTTATAAACTTATCTATTAGTGGTGCAGGAAACATCGTAGGTGCAACTGTATTACTCAATAAACCAATTGATTTTTTTAAGAACGCATTAGTTCTATTTCAGACTACATACTTTGAAAGACAAATTGATAAAGACCTCCTACAGAATCCATTTTATGATAATCGATTTTATAAGGAAGTGTTTACCAATACATTTTCAATAGACGATTTTGAAAAGAAATATAAAGAAAAGGCTGAGATATTAAGAATTGATGATTGGGTTGGATATTGGACAGATTATAAACCTTTTTACGAAAGAACTTATTGGTCTTATAAAAAAGATTTTGACCATACCAAATGGGTTGCTTATATGAAGGAGTTGTATAAACAAAACACATATCCTTTATACTTAGTTCACAAATGGTTTAAAGTAAACAATGTAGAACATCTATTTTTTGATATACCTGTACCGGTTATGGGGTATAAGTTAGAATATAGAAATTATGAATTTTCAGATTTTAATTTCTTTGGAAAAACAATGATTAAATTTCTAACAGAGAATAGTGACGAAAGAAATGCGTTCTATGAATCATTTAGACAAGAAAACTTTTTCTTTGTTGATGAAATAGATGAGGCTAACAAAATAACTGATATACTCATAGAACCGATTTATAGTGGTAGTGATACAACTGTTTGGAAAGAGTTTCTTTTACCGGATAGACCAATGGGAACACCTGATAACTCACATCCAAATGAAAATGGACATCGAAAGATATATGATGTATTAAAAGAGAATTTGAAAAGAAAATTAAATATAAATTAAAACAAAACAAAATGGCACAAATTTTAGGAAACCAACCAGGAGTTCCACAACAACCTAGAGTGGATTTATCGCAAGCACAAGACATGAATTGTCCTCATTGTAATTATCCTTACTTTATTCAGGCAGTAATGGTAAAGAAGATTTCAAGATTCGCAGCAAATACTGCTAAAGATGCTGTATTACCTGTGGATGTATTATTATGTGGTAATTGTGGAAAACCATTGGATGAGTTATTACCTGCTGAATTAAGAAGACAATCAACCCCACAAACAGAAACACCTACTACACCTGAAGAGCCTGTAGTTACTAAAAGTTCATTAGAAATTTAATATGGAAGTATTATTCATATGTGCATTACCGGATGAATCAGATAGGGAAACTACTCTATTTGGTTCACCGATAATTCATACGGGTGTTGGTAAGATAAATGCAGGGTATAAAACTGCTTTGGCTATCCAACAATATAAACCTAAATTTATTTGTAACTTTGGAAGCTGTGGTTCATTCCAATTAGAAAAAGGAACATTAGTAACCGTAAAGGAAGTATTCAATGGTGATATGGATGCAGAGCCATTTGTAAGATACTCAGTTACTCCATTTGAAGAAGATGGGGGTTCGTTTCCTGTAATGGATATGGGAGTTAAATGCTTCACAACTGAAACATTCATAACAAAGGATAAAATTAAATCTTTCCCTCCTCAAAAGTTGGAATTATTAAATAATTGTAGTATCTTTGAGATGGAATTATACTCAATCACTAGAGTTTGTAGAGAGTTCAAAATACCCATCACTTCTTACAAATGGGTAAGTGATGATGGAGGAACTGAAGACTGGATGGAAAATTGTAGAATTGGGTATGAACAATTTAAACAAAAATTTTATAACACTTATATCAAAGGCTAATGGCTAAAACATTATTTGACCATTTAAACGCAATATCAAAAGACCAAAAACCTAATTACTTCAAAGATTTATCGGAAGAAGATAAAAAGACTTGGAGTAATTATATGATTCATAGATTTCTTTCGATGAATTATGATTTTGTAGATTTGATTGCACAGGTTCAACCATTAACACAAACAATGGAGCCTGAAATATTCTATAAATTACTTATTGGGATGATACCATCCGGTAGATATTATTTTAGATACATCAAAGGCAAATCTGAGGAAACATCCGATGAATCAATTGTTCAATTGTTACAACAAGAATACTCTTGTTCAAAATCAACTGCTATAGATTATTACCATATACTGACCTGTATTAAAGAGGGTGAAGAGTATAAGAAGTACTTGAAAGAAAAGTATGGATACAAAGGGAAAGAGAAAGTTCCAAAAACAGAAAAAGTAAAAAAAGGTAAAAAATAATTTATGGGAAGAGTTTCGTTTTCGCAATATTCAATGTGGTCAACCTGTCCGCAGCAATACAAATTAAATTATATAGATAAGTTATCAGTATCAAATGCAAATATACATTTGATATTTGGTACTGCTATGCACGAAACCCTACAACACTTTTTAGATATAATGTATAATACCACTAAAACTGCTGCGATGGCTTTAGATTTAGATGGACTGTTGGGGAAAAGATTAGTTGAAAATTTTAACAAAGAAAAAGAGAAGTTAGAAGAAGGAGAGTTTCCTTGCACGAAAGAAGAGTTGGAAGAATTCTACGGAGATGGTAGAAAGATAATTCATTACTTCAAAACTAAATTAGGAAGTTTCTTTAATAAGAAAGGATTTGAATTAGTTGCTATTGAATTACCACTTAATATGCAAATTAAAGAGAATGTAAACTTCATAGGATTTGTAGATGTTATCGTTAGAGATACATGGGATAAATCAGTTACAATTATAGATTTCAAAACATCAACCGCAGGGTGGAGTAAATATCAGAAATCAGACCCAATTAAAAACGCGCAGATTCTTATCTACAAAAAATTCTATGCTGAAAAATATAACATAAGTGAAGATAAGGTTAAGGTAGAGTTTCATATACTAAAAAGAAAGGTTAAGGAAGATGCCGATTACCCGATTCCTCGTATCTCAAAGCATGTGCCAGCAAGTGGTAAACCATCTGTAAATAAAGCATGGAATGGATTTATGGAGTTCGTTAATACGGTGTTTGATGATGCCGGAAACTATAGAGATATAGACTATCCAACTAAAAAAGGAACATCTTGTAATTGGTGTGAGTTCAAAGAAAGAAAACTCTGTCCACTTTATACAGATTAAAAAAATATTCAAAAAACTTATCGTTTTACCAAAAATACATATATATATCTATATATACAAATACAAAACGATATGGATGTAAAATTAACAAGTGTGAAAATCCTTAGAGATTTGTATTCTTCATTTAAGAGAACTACATTAGATGATAAGATGAGTTTACAAAAATTAGTTAACCGCTCACTTACACTTTATGTAGAAGACCCAATCTTTAAACAGAAGATTGACTCATTCGGAGAATTACAAATATCAGGTTCACAATTTTAAAAAAGAGATTATTAATAAGTTATGGCGAACAAAAGAAAGACAATCTTACTTTTATCAGATGATTTAAGAATGCATAGTGGAATAGCTACTATGTCAAAAGAAATAGTTGTAGGTAGCTTACACAAATACGATTGGATTCAATTAGGTGCAGCAATTAATCATCCTGAGCAAGGAAAAATAGTTGATGTATCAGAAGATGCAAGACGAGTTGCAGGTCTAACAGAGGGTAATGTAACAATTTATCCTTTTAGTGGTTATGGGGATTACAATATTGTTAAACAATTAATAGATAAACATAATCCAGATGCTATCTTACACTTTACAGACCCTAGATATTGGATTTGGTTGTATGATATCGAGCATGAAATCAGACAAACTACACCTATATTTTTCTATCACATTTGGGATGATTTACCAGACCCACATTTTAACAGAGATTACTACGAAAGTTGCGATTGGATTGGGTGTATTTCTAAGCAAACTTATGGTATTACCAAAAGAGTTGGGCAATTAGAAAATGGGAAAACCTGGGTTCCTAGAGAAGATTGGCAAGTATCATATGTACCACATGGTGTATCTAATTTATACAAACCATTGGAAGAATCTGAAATTGATAAAGCTTTCACTAAACAATTATTTGAAGGAAAGGAATATGATTTTGTATTCCATTGGTCAAACAGAAATATTCGTAGAAAGCAGCCATCTGATGTAATTTGGGCTTACGATGAGTTCTGTAAAACATTAACACCCGAGCAAAAAGATAAAGTGTTATTATTAATGCACACTCAGCCTGTAGATGAAAATGGTACTGATTTACCAGCGGTTATTCAGAGAATATCTCCTACTACTAATATAAAGTTTTCAACAGGAAAATTAAATACAGAACAACTTAATCAAGTTTTAAATGTATCAGATGTATCAATTAATATATGTGGTAACGAAGGATTTGGGTTAGGAACTGCGGAAGCTGTGATGGCGGGTACACCGATTATTGTTTTAACAACAGGTGGATTACAAGACCAATGTGGATTCCGTTGGAAAGATAGTGGGGAATTAGTAACTGCGGAAGATTATGTAAAAATCGGTTCACTTCATAATTGGAGAGATTCGCAGGATAAAGTAACATATGGTGAGTGGGTTAAACCAGTATGGGCAAAGGCACAAACAATGACAGGTTCAGTTCCTACACCATACATTATCGATGATAAGATTGATATTCAAGATTTAGCAGATGCTATGAGATATTGGTACGATATTCCAAAAGAGGAAAGAAAGAAAAGAGGATTAATCGGAAATGAATTCTTCAAAGGGCCAAACGGATACCACGCGAAAAGAATGTGTGATACAATGATAGAAGGAATGGAAGGGGCATTTGAAAATTGGAAACCTAGAAAACGATTTGATTTATTTAAAATAAAAGAATAATATGGTAAAGCAATTAGAATTATTTCCAAAAGATGAATTTGATATATTTGAAACCTGTATTCAATGTGGAGTAGAAACTACTACATTAAAAACCACCCATATCGATTTTAGAACCGGATATGTAGAAGGAGCTGGACAATTATGTAGAGAATGTTATATGGGTAGCAGTAGAAACCTAATAACAATAGATGAGAGAACAATTTTAGATACACCAAATAATGAAGAATTAGGTGCAAAAGTAAGAAGAAGATATTATGAAAGTAAAGATTAAAAAAGTACATTCAGATGCAGTAATTCCATTTTATGCAAAAAGTGGAGATGCAGGATTAGATTTAGTTGCAACAACAATTATAGGTGAAACATTAGGTTCTATAACATATGGATTGGGTATTGCATTAGAAATACCCGAAGGATTTGTAGGATTAGTATTCCCTCGCTCATCTATCAGAAAAACAAACTTACAATTGAGTAATTCAGTTGGAGTAATTGATAGTGGATATAGAGGAGAATTACAAGCTACATTTAATAAGATACAGGGGATAGATAATGTAGAAAGAGAAAATTATAAAGTAGGCGATAGAGTTTGTCAAATTATGATTATCCCACATCCAACAATTGAACTTAACGAAGTAAACGAATTATCTAATACCGAAAGAGGCGAAGGCGGATTCGGTTCAACCGGAAAATAAAGTTATGACACAAAAACCATTATTAGTTTTTCAGGCTCCAGTATCTACGAGAAGTGGCTACGGAGACCATAGTAGAGACCTTTTAAAATCTTTTAAAGATTTAGATTTATATGATATTAAGGTAGTATCAACAAAGTGGGGAAATTGCCCAATGGACCAATTAAATTCAGATAATGAATTTCATAAATGGATTAATACACACACCGTTTCATCGGTAGATAGAGAGGTTGATATATATGTACAAGTAACTGTTCCAAACGAATTTCAAAGGATGGGTAAATTTAATATTGGCATAACTGCTGGTATAGAAACTAACTTAGTAGCAAAAGATTGGATAGATGGTTGTAATAAAATGGATTTAATTATTACAAC